CATGAATACGATGGTGCATCCCGATGCCACTAAAGATAGCATCTGACTCGTCTCTTGTGTCGTCACAGCAATTACAGAACCGATCGTTCCAATGAAAGACTTCTGGGCCAGGTCATTCACTAGTCTATAAACTGTGAAACATGAACAATGGCGGTTCCGCTAATCCCTAAGAATTTAGCAGCTTTACCAGCATTAGCACTAAGCGTGATTAACGGATTGTCTTTTACCAAGATGTGACCATTGGTTGCGGAGGGAGCAGTATCGTCAAACGTGACATATACATTATTGTCCTGCACATCAATTATCACATATTTGGTGTCGCTGTTGAAAGTAGCAAACTGAGCACCGGTGCCAGTTGTAGCACATGATAGGTTTTCTCCTGCAACAGTTCCGTTTGGTTGTGGGTATAGGTTGGTTATATGGCTATTCATTTATCGTGATTGGGTTGAAACATAAGTGTGAAATCGTTTTTTAACGGTGTTGTTGTTCATAATCTGGTCCGTCTTTTCCAGTTCGTTAGCTAAGTATTTGTCTGCGGTTTGCTCTTCCAAAATTGCTTTGTCATGCTGGCCATCCATGCGTAAAAAATCTGCATAAGTGGCGTGGGCTATATAATGGAAAAATTCATTGGGCACTTCAGTGGGTGATCCTGAATTGTCTATATCCCAAGAACTGAGATAGGACGGAGTAATTTGTTTTTTATAAGTGACAAAGATTGAAGTGTCGTTGTCGCTACTCACGTTCATAACATGCGCTCCATCGGCCTGGACAAAAAAATCAAATTCAACAGAACTATTATTAAGAAATGGTTGTGCCCGGTGCATTCGCATAAACTCCTGAACATCAGATAAGTCTCGGACACTTGGAGCTGGAGAATCTCCACTACTAACCGTCCATCCGGTTTCGCTTATAGTAGCATCTTCTTCAACCCCGGAACCGCTATTAGTGCTGGTTGTATTAGCGTATTGGGTTGCCCCTCCGTCGCCAGCCGCACCCGTTATCAGGTTCCAGGTGGTAGCACTACCGGAATAGATCAAAGAATAGAGAGCAGTGGTATCGTCGGTATCAAATTTTGTATAGGACACTACACTATTTGTTAGTGAACTATTCTTAATATATAATCCATTAATCGCAGTGGTTCCTGCACCGAGAACATGAAATCCATCTTGAGTGAATGAAACTATCTGATTGGTTATTGTTCTTGGTTGTGCGGATAATAAATATCGTGGCCACATCGGGGTGGACTGATAGGATTCGTAAAATCTCCGGTTCGCCAGTTCCAGCAACTTCGTATTCTCATTAGTCAAAAACGTCGATACGCCAGACAGCGCACGTATTAATACGTATAAATCATAGTTTTTTCTCAACTGATTCATTATGCTCTATTGGGGCTGAGATGGGGAAATCGTTTATTGTAATCCTTTAAAAATTCTGGGCTATGAACTGTTTCACGCCCGTATTTCTTCAGAAGAAACATATACTCTGGGTAAGGAAAATTCGCAACACACTTACCCAATACAGGGTGAGTTTTACCAACATTGGTTTTTGCTTCCGTTGCTGTCTGTTCCTCTCGGACTTTTTCCGCCTGAAACTTTTTTTTATGCTGAGAAAACACTTCCGTGATAAGAGCATTATCAAGTTCGGCATCTGAATATTTAGGAGCCGTTGGTATTAAATTTATGTTCGGTGTATCCATAAGAAAAAAAGGGAGGCCAGTTTTGGCCTGACCCCCCTTAAATCTTTTTAATTAAAAATTAGAGGTTACCCTCTTTCATCTTAATTAAGAGCTAAACAAGTTTCCAGCAGTCGGATAATACTCCAGGAAAATTCTAAATTTTCCCTTACTAGCATTACCGAAACCGTTTCCTGTTCCGTTTGAAGTTACATCCACAGCACTAACTACGTGTCGAGAAGAGGTAGCCCCATTTAACAGAACGCCATTATTAGCGAAGATGTAGTTTTCGGTTGAGTCGCCGGTAAAGCAATCAATCTCATCCACAAAACCATCTGCATCGCCATTGTCTCCGAGGGCAATAGTGGCATCTGAAACAGCACTACCTGTACCAACAGCAGCAGTAACCAATTGGTCTACTACCAAAGCCGCCCTCACAACTGTGCCAGCTAATTCCGAACCACCAAGGGTTACGTTATTAGCTTGTGCTCCTGTCGAAGTAGACAGGTCACCAGCCTCGAAGGGAGCTGAATAATTATATCCAAGAGCAAGTGTCTGGATGTCTTCATTTTTATTAAGTGCAATAGCCATAATAATTTCCTCCTATGATTAAGTTGCGTCGACGATTTCGCCGTGAGCACCGGGGTGATATATATCCAACGTTAAGGCACAATCTACGAAACCACGCTCTCCTCCACCGAGATTCGGCAAACGAGTGCTACCCATTGGTATTAACTCAGAAACACCATAGTATTCTGGATTAAGAAGGTAGCCACGAGAATTAGCAGTATTGGCCGTTGTTGGCATACAGTCAGGGTTCGCATTGACAACAGCAACGCTGCCGTGATCTGACTGATACACCTCTACGGATAGTTTGATAGTAGCACTTCCTCCATCGTAATTTACGGTACGAATAGAGTTATTAGCAGAAGACTGTGCGATAGGATCTAAGCGAGCAAAGTCACTGATAACACGCCGAAGGGCAGTGTCAGCAATGAGCGTGAGATCGTTTGTCGTCCCAGTTTGTCTGAAGATAGAAGTGATTACTGTGTTTAAGATCGTCTCGGTGAAGGTCGTTCCAGCAGCATTAATGCTTCCAGACGGGGTACGGAACGCAGCAGGAACATCACTCGGTCCACTGGAATCAATCCAGTCTCCCAAGCCACGCAGCTTGTATACGGTTCCAGCACCGTTTTCAACGGCACGATCATTATCGGATGCTAACGTAGCTTCAATGTCACGTTTCAGTTCACGAATCGCCTTAGCCTCGGCTTGTGCAATTTTGGCAGGTCCAACAGATTCAACAGCATCCTGTAAATCGGATACCATATAATCTCTGCGGAACTTCTGCACATAATTACCGAGACGAGCACGACCACTGAACTGGTCAGTGAATGAGGTGACATCTGCGCCTTCTGCGATTCCAGCAGTGGAAACGTCAGAAAGGCTGTCAACCGTCCATTCAACATACGTAGCGTTAGCTCTGCTTTTAGAAGCAGATGAAAGGATTGGAGTTTCTTCGGGGGCCAAGATGGTTAAAACATCCATCAAGTCCTCACGATTGGAAACAGCCGATCCGGTATTACTTGTATCATATGTATTTGAAAACGCCATAATTTATCGGGTTATTTGTAAAGTCCTTAACTTGATGAAATCATCTTTCCGCCCGGATTTTTTAAACCTGCTTTGATGCTCTTTGACTGCTTTGGTAATTGGTCTTTCAGTTTTTTCAGACGCTGCTGAAGAAGGTGTTGCCGATGAAGAAGGATCAAGGGTTACATTACCCTTGGCCTTATTCCCAACCGGACTGTTCTTAATAACCTTTCTTCCATAAATGCTATTCACTGCATGACTTAGAAAATAAGGAAGTTGTGAATATAAATCTGGTGCAGAATTTTCCAAAGACTTGAGTCTCGGATCATTCATCATATTTATAAACTGAGATTTCATCTCGTTTTCCTTTTCATCCTGAAGCCATTCCAGTTCCTCAATAGCTTTGCTACCGAGTTGATGACGCATCAATAACGAGTCTTGGACTGTTTGCAGTTTTTTAAGCTGATCTGGGATATATGAATCTCGTGATTTTCTGGCGTTGAGCAGTGCTTGACGCACATCGGCCTTAGTCATCGGTTTCCCCTCTACTTGAGTAACTTCGTCATCAGCATGGAAGCTGTCAGATTCAAATAATAAATCTTCGGCCCAACTAATAACCTCATTAACCTCATTCGCTTTTTCCTGCAAAACATCCAAAGTGGCTATATCAGAGAACGGATTATTTTTAACCTCCGGTTTCTTGAGCTTGAGTTGGGTTTGCTCCCGTTGTATTGCGGCAAGCTGCTCTTCAGCGGCTTTACGCTTTGCGGTGAGTTCACCAAATCTAGAAACGGCTCTGCTCCCAAGCTTTTCAGCAAGAGCAGAAATTTCCTCTTCAGACATTTCGTCTAAATTAAACTGAGAAAGAACATTATCCTCAGAACTTTCCTCTGCCACTCTGGTTTCTTCGGCCACAGCCTCAGGCTCCTCGGTTGCTTCAGATTGCTCTTCGGCAGGTTTTTGAGACTCTCCCTGGGTTACCCCTTGAAGTTTCTCGCTACGTCTACGAACGAAATCAGACGCAGATTGATTTCCCACTGATTGTGATACGGCCTCAGCGTCAGCCGTGATAATTTCCTCTTTCATAACTGTTTCCACTATTAACGCCTAGCGATGGCGAGGAAACTATATTACCAAAGTTATAGGAAATCCTTATATCTTTTTTGTAAATTCTTCCAATCGACCATTTGCAATAATTGGTCATAGGATAAAATACGACCAGCAATTTGCTGTAACTGGTCTGTCGAGGCTTCGTGCATATCTGAAATGCACTCCTCTCTTAGCTGCTCAACCACATTTATAAATCGAGCGAAATGCTCATAATTAGATAGAGCTTCTATGTCTTGGCCTAAATTATTTTTCGCCATATTTCCTTAACTCATCCGCCAATCGTTCCATCCTTAACCTGATGCCCGGTATACCAAGTTGGTATGCGTTACGGTATTGGTCGTTGTCCAGAAATTCCTCGGCAGCTTCCATGAACCTACCTTCATTAATCAGTTTACGGGTTTTAGGACTTTGGCGTATTGATCCCCGATAGTGTTCGGAAAACAAAGAACCACGGAGATATTCAGGAAACGTATTAAATTTTGGGATCATTTCGGTTATCGATATAAGGCGTTCCCTAACATCTTCACCCAGAAGAATTTTTGCTTCTACCTCCGTAATGGTGTCACCTTCTCGAACATCAGATCCGTAGTGGCCATAGCCAATTGTCCACTCGGCTTCACCAGGAAGCTGATATGCCTCTCCCCGAAATCCCTCGTCAACAAGTAAAATTAATAATAAATAAATCAAGATTGCATTCCCTGAGTCTGCACCTCACCAATCTCTGCCGGGGCTGTTCCTATACGGCCTATTTGCGCATTCTGAGCCTGCTGCATAGAGAACTGATACTGCCCCATATATTTCTGTAACCTTGCTGAAAAAGCTGGATCTGATTGCAGCCTCGCAACGATATCAGGCTGTTGGACATAATTTTGCAAAATCTGCATAGCGATCTCGGCCCCATTAGGACGAGCAGGCATTTCAATACCTGCATAAATTTTCGATATATCATCTGTAACATCTTTTAATATTTGTTGTTGTGCCTCTTCCACCGGCTGAAGCACGCTATCCGCAAGGACGGGGTCAACACTGCCGGCAATGAGTGTAACTAAATTGTCTACATTAATTCGACCATTCTTGTCAAGCTGGAGCAAACTAATCATTGAATTAAGCTTGTTTTCCTGCTTCTCCGGGTCGGTGTTCAGAACATCATAACTGATAGTTACATCAAAATTTTCATCCGGATTGCCCTTGTTAAACACCTGAGGATCTGGGACACCGGTCACCCTGAAGAATATTGAGTCAGGTCCAAATCTCTGGAAACAACGGTAGCACATTCTAATCACTTCCGCTGTGTGTGAAAGAAATTTATCAACCAAGAACTGCTGTCTTATCTGACTTAACGGACCCTCCTGGTCCAGGCCAACCAGTCTATCGGCTTGTGCCTCCTGGGTTTCTTCCATTTCAACACTACCAGAATTATATATGGGGGCAGGTCCAAATTCTATGTCTCCCTTTCTCCTGTAAGGAATGAGGCGACCTGGACCCCAGTCGCTGGGAGCTTGTCCAACCGGATGTAAAATCGGAGGCAAGGTGGCAATGCTGTTTCGGTCGATGCGACTGTCACGCTCAATCTTAACCTGATTCTGTATGCCACGAAGTAGGTCTGGAATAGTGGTGGTGTCGTATAGACGTTTACTGTCCTCGGACAATTTTGTCACTACCACCGGATAATCCTCATATCCATTCAGCAGTTCAAATTTGGCAAAGCCGGGAGCCAATTCATTCCCATCAAAGTCTCGGTGAAAAACAGTGCAATAAATTCCTTCTGAACCATCCTCCTTGTCAATTAACCGCTGGTAGCCGTAAACAATTTCAATGAGTTCTTCAGCCTCATACGCATTATCCGTAAGGCTCAAACTGCGCCTACCCTCCTGCTCCCTTTCTATCGAATCAATGTTTACGCCACGATAGCGTTCGATTACAAAATCTACAAAATCTTCGTCCCAGCCATCAGTAATTATTTTATTCTGTAACTCCTGCGGAGTGTAATAGGTTTTCCAAAAACAATACGGAGCACGTTGCGGGTCGGTGACATACGGAGGGAAAATAAAATCTCCATCCGGGGCCAATGTCTTAACCTCCGGTGCATTCACCTGACGCTTCACGATTGGCAACTCAGCCATCCCCAGCTTCCGCAAATCCTTTAATGCTTTCTTGGCTCGCTTTTTAGTCACACCATCAAAGCTACCCTGGATCATACGAATAATTTGATCGTCGTCCGACCCCTCACCTATCATCGCCCCCACTTCGGGATTGATGGCGGCAATTTGCTCCAGACTCAACCGCTGTAAAAATGTCCGATCTTCCCGGTGCCAACCTACATACGTAATGAGAAGCCCACGCTCCAGCATATAATTAGCACCCAGCTCCATCTCTTTGTTAAATCTCGGTATATATCCAGATGTAATCATCCATTTAAGGAAATTACTTACTATTCTGCTTTTCGGAATATCAGCAATTTCTACCGGGAACGCCCTTATATTTGCCCTGCTCAACGCAGAAAGAAACAAAGAAACCAAACGGGTGATACGCTCATCAATAACATGACTCTCCATATCCGAGGCACCTTCCCAGGGAAAAGCATCGGCCCCGTGCTTGCGTAAGTCTCGGCTTTTACCAGGCCACCAGTTACGCCTGTCATCGTAGCTACTTCGACATAAATCGAAATAGGCTTCCAGCTCCGTTACCGATTGGTCATACGAATAACGTAAGGATTTAATGTCAGGTTTATCACTAACGTAAGTTAGCGACTCGGAAATATCATTGTTTTTCATTCAGCTTATTTCTAACAGTGTATAAAATCTTGGAATAAAAGTCTTCGCTCGTTCCTATCATATCACATAAATCCATAACCCTTATAGGTATTTCCTGTTTTCCTCTCGCAACAGAACACAATATCTCCCAGGCAAGAAGCCTGTTAATCTCACTGGAGATCCACCATTTATTTAGAGTGATGTCTTTCTCTATATCTGTAAGAGGTTCCATTTATATCCTGAATGGCTTCAATTAATACATTCTTTCCAGTTAGTCGTCCACGCCAGCGTCGAGGAACAACCACCGGAACCTTTTTCCCTATCTCCTTAATAAAGGCATACACGTAACTTGGGTTGGCGGCTCCCTTAATAACCTGACCCTCATAGTGTTTAGGGACACATTCCGGTATGCTCGTTGCATCCTTCAAAATCTTTTGACCCTCTTCGTTAATCCAAGTAGCTCGACGTGTTCCGGTCATCATTTTGTCCGATAGCTTGTCGGTTGCCAAAGATAGAAGCTCTTCCACTTCCATTCCCCACTCTTTCGCCAGCCTGTCAATTCTCACCTTAGCCATCAATATCCCCCTATAGTTTTTTGTGTTACCAGCATACTGCGATTAGTAATGTGATCCGGTCCTTCGCCTCCGTTCGCCATTCGCAAATAACGTATCAAATCAAAAAAATCTTTCAACGCTTCGTCCGACTTACCCTGACTATTATAATTAATTAAACTGTCAATTAAATTTCCGCAATCTCGGTGTATATAACATCTCGGTTTATTAACCGTATCTACAGCAATGTTAGGATTATACATAAACCATTCGTCCAGGGCATTAATCCCAATTTCCTCACGGCGACCATCAGAAGGAACAAATACCATCCCAAAATCATCAAACGACATATATAAGTCGTCATTGTTTTCATTCTCGCTGGAAAAATAACGACTATCCCCGATACGCTCAAATACATCAATGTTCAAATCTTCTTCAATTTCCTTGAATAAATCAGCATACGTCTCCACATTAAATCCCAGCTTCTTGGTCGCCGGTCCAGTTTTCCATTTAGGATCACCAAATAATGCCCACTCACCATAACCATCCCGGTCCGGCCA